TTTCTAATTTATTTATTAAATTTTCATATGAAGAAGTTACTTCATAACTTAATATTTCATCATAATTTTTAAAAGTAGAAGGCATTGAACTATTTAACCTTACATCTATTGTAAAATTAGGTCCTTGTAATGCTTGTTCTTGTTCACTTGTAGTTATATCTGCAACAGGCTTACCTAAATCTACTTCAAAATTAATAGGGTCTACTATTTCTTCTGCTATTCTAAATGTTGATCCTTTTCTTACATTTTGAGGGAGTGGAGCTAAAAATTTAACAAATAATTCAGGTTCTCTATTAAACGTATCTAATTTAAAATTAATAGCTACAGGAATTATATTTTCACCAAAATAACAAATATGGTCTTTAAAAAAAGGAGAATAATCTAGCTTTTGAATAAAGCTATTTATTTTTGATTTTAAATCTTTTCCTTCATAAGTTGATAATGCCTTTAACTCTCGTCTTGAAGGTGAAATTTCATCAACTACAAAAAGTTTTCTAGAATTATTAAATATTTTTCTTCTATGAATATTTAATTCTATCCTATATTTACCTGCTGTAAAGCCCATAGTGTTTAAAACTACTATAGGGTTTATATCAATTACTGATGATAGTCTTTCATTTGAAGGAAGTCTATAGTTTTGAAAATTATCATGAAATTTTAGTAGCTCACCACTTTCATCATATATAAATAATTCTACATAATCTTCTGCTTTCCCAAACTTTTTATTAATAGCTCTAGAAGATACAACTTCTGGATTTACCGCTATTCTGGGGTTATTTGATATTTTATCTACTTTTGCCATTTATATATTTTAATACCCTCCACCTCCTCCATTTCTAGCCCCACTAGTAGTTGACACTGTATTACTAGTACGAGGGTTATTATCTACATTTGGATCTTGATCTGTATCTGTCCCTCTACCCATATCACCATCTAATCTACTTACTGCATTTTCCTTATTGATTAATTTTCCAATTTGTAATGCTGAAGTTATATCAGTCGCACTACCTAAGTCTAAATCACCATTTCGATACAAATATTCACCTTCATGGATTGCTTGTCTAAATACTGTTCTAGAGTTTTCTACTGCTTTCATTCTTATATATTGAAAATACTCATTTCCTTCACCTCTCATACAAGCAGTTTGAGCCCATTTAACTAAATTCATCGCCACAGGAGGTAACATAGCCACTCCAAATCTATCTATAACATATTGTTCAAACTCATCTAAATCTAAATGAGCTATACGATTTGGATCGTCTTCTGCTGCTAAATTTACAGTTTTAGATTCTAAAACATCCATAAGTATTTCTTTTTGAGCTGCAGTTAAAGCTGTTTTTTCTATAGAATTTTTTAAATCTCTCCAATTTCTAAATTGTTGTGGTTGTCTCCATTCTGTAGACATAAGGTCCTCAGAACTATTTATAGGAGGGCCTAGAGGCAGTGCATCTAAAGTAGATTGTTTAAGAGGTACATAACCCTTCCATCCTGTTCCTTCGTGTTCTCCTCCAAATCTTTCATCATAACCTAAAGTAGCACGTAATATTCTATGTTCACCCCAATATTTAATAGCTCTTGCTAATCCATTTTCCATAACATATGCTTGGGGTTCTCCATTTTCTTCTCCATGTTCATAACTTGGATTCATTAATAACTTTCCATTAGGAAAAAAAGGATGTTGTTGTTCCATTTCTCCTAGTCTTTGTTCTAAATCAGCTATATAATCTGTTAATTTATCTACTTTATATTGTAAAGGATCTACGTAATTTCTTACATAATCTCTACTTCTTTCCATAATACTAGTATGTGATTCTTCACCTTCTTTAGGTATGTTAAAAAACATTCTATTATAAAGCTTAAAAAATTTTTCTAAGGAGAATTTTTTTGCATCTGAAGCTAATTCACGAAATTCTATATCATTAACTTTTCGAAAGCCTTTTTTTCCATGTACGTTTTTATTAAGTTTAATTTCCATTATCTTATAATTTTAAAATGATAATTATTATCATACACTACAGTGCCTTCATTATTTTTATGTTTAAATAATAGACGATAATATCTTTCTGGTTGTAAACTTTTCATATGTAACTTAAAATACATCCCATCTGCATCTGCACTCATTTTTGTATAATCATCATCAAAAGGGATTATTTCTTCTTCTGTATGAGCATCTCTTATACTATAGTAAGATGCTGTAGTAAAATATCCCGCATTTAAATAATTAGAAGTTGTTGAAAATTCTCTATTAGGATATTTATCTCTTACATGAATTCTAAAAATTGATACTTCATTTTGGTTATATTCTTCTTTATTTCTATAAAGTGAAACGTTTAATTCTCCACTTTGTTTAGCAGAAGATTGTCTACTATGTATACTATCATCCCAT